AGGGCGAGATCGAGACGCGCCTGCGGGCGCTCAAGGCTCAGCCCGACCTGACCTACCACGAATGGAGTGCGAGACGTGACGCCGCGCTCTACTTCCTGAATGGCACCATCCAGGATCCACACCTGCTCTTGCAAGAGGTGGAGAGGACGCTTGGCGAATGGAACCGCGCCGCTCCGAAGGGCATGGTAACGACGCTCCTGCTCAGCAGCGTAGCCGACCGCATCAATGCAGGCGCGCAGGCGAAGATCCGCGGCGGTCAGAGGATGGCGGGTGTCGAGGGCGCACAGACGACAGCGCACGGCCCGGATCCCAACATCGTCTACCAATTCCGCTACCAGGCGGTCGAGCTCGCGGACCTGATTGTGAGCCACGACCCGAGAAGCCTTGAGCCCAACCCCGCCTACCCGTCCGAGCTCCAGCCGCGCCAGCGTGACCGAGAGGCGGCGAAACAATGGGTGGACGGGAAGGTGCAGACCTGGAGGGCGCAGACGCTCCTGGAGCTCACCGCCAGGCTGGACGATGGATCTCCGATCATCGGGCCTGACATGCTGGTTGAGAGCGGCAACGGGCGGCTGATCGTCATGACGCGCCTGGCTGCGGACGAGCCGACGCAGGTGGCGCAATACAAGGACGAGCTGGTAGCCAACGCTGGAACCTACGGGCTGGATCCGTCCACGGTTGGGGCTATGACTACCCCGATCCTTGTCCGGGTGCGCCTGACTGAGCTCACGCCGGCAGAGAGGATCGACTTCACGCACACGGCCAACGCCCCGACCACCGCGCAGATGAGCGCAGCGGAGAAGGCTAGGGCGGACGCCATGACTTTCAACCCCGACTTACTGGTACAGCTGGAGATCGGGGACACGCAGACCTTCGAGGAAGCAATCGCCGCGCCTCGCAATCGCAAGTTTGTGCAGATGTTCCTGGCCGGGATCTCGGAGGAGGAGCGTGCCACCTTCTTCGACGCAGGCGGGGAGCTCAATATCCAGGGCAAGCGGCGGATCCTGGCGGCTGTGTTGGCGCAGACTTTCGACGGCGACAAGGGAGCGCGCCTGGCTGAGATCCTGACCGAGAGCGCCGATGTCAACGTGAAGAACCTGGGATCCGGCATCATTGGAGGCCTGGGTGAGCTCGCCAGGGCGGAGGCGCTAGTGCGGTCGGGGCGCAGGCCGGCGGAGCTCACCATCGTTGAGGATCTGGCCGCTGTCACCACGAAGCTGAGCCACCTGCGGCAGATCGGGATGTCGGTTGACGACTATGTGGCGCAGACGCAGATGTTTGAGCGTGAGCTGACACCCTTCCAGGAGAAGATGCTACGCGACATGGGCGAGTGGAAGTCGGCGCGCCAGGCGCGAGAGACGATCAAGGGATACGGCAGGCTCATCGCCTATCAGCCTGACGTGACGCAGGGCGCGCTGTTTGGCGACTTCCAGTATCCGACGAAGCCTGAGCTGTGGGAGCGAGCGCTAGGATCTCCGCAAGAGACGCTGTTCCAGCTGCCCGAGAACGTTGACATGGGTGCGCCGGACACGGTGCCGCCTGAGATCCTGCCGGGCGAGCTGTCGCGTGAAGGCGTGCAGAACGTGAGCCCGGTGATCCAGGGGCTACGGGATCGGATGCTTGGTGACAAGGGCTACCTGCAAGAGCAGGTGATGAACCTCGGTGGCTTGCCCCAGGACGGCCAGCGGATGCTGACCGATTGGGTAACAGGCGTCAAGGCAGACATGGCGCAAACGAAGATGGGAGCGATCCGTTGGGGAGAGACGATGCGGGATATGTCTCTGCTCAACTACAACAACCGGCGCGGCTACTCGGGTGCGGCAACGCTGGCGATGCCCTACTACTTCTGGCCGACTGAGACGATGATCCGATGGGCCCTGCGCTTGATGGACAGGCCGGCCATGCTCGCCAACTTCTACCGGCTCCGGCAGAAGTCGAAGATGATGAAGGAGATTCCGGGCTGGCCGACGCGGTTGGAGCACAAGATCGAGGTGCCGGTGCCGTTCATGCCTGACTGGATGGGCGGCGGGGTGTTCATCGACCCGCTTGGCAGCATCTTCCCTCCCATCATGTTCCAACAGGGCATGGAGCGCTTCACCAGCGGTCGGCAAAAGGATGCGATGTCGGCGCTGCGCGTGCTCGGGGAGTGGGTGGAGAAGGGCCAGGTGCCAGAGCAGGATGCGAAGATCGCCGCGGTTCAAGGCGGGGAGCTGTGGGATCGCGCGTTGGCGCAGGCGCAGGCCGAGAGCGATAGCGGCAACATGGATCCATTCGACTTCATTTCGACGTTCACCGGGTTCGCTCCTCCGGTTGAGTGGGCGCGCCAGTACCAGCGAGGAACGCCAGAGAACATCAGCCCGCTTCCGATCACCAGGCTCATCAAGACGGCTACCGCCGCGCTTGGCCTGGGAGGGCCAGGCGGAGTGAACATCGAGGCTCCGATCCGCAGAGCTCTCAACCTGCCGACCTATGACCGCTTCGAGGCCTACCGCGTGGACCGGATGCTCGCAACCCTCACGGCAGAGGGGAAGGTCACGGTGGATGATGCGCTGATGGCGGGGATGGAGAGGTCCGGGCCGGCCTATGACGAGGCGCTGCGCCGCGTCGAGCAGGTGCGTCTCGCAGGTGGGTTCGCCAACCCGCTATTCTGGATCGGCTTCCCTGGCGACATCTTCCCGAAGGGCGAGGAACACCAACGCGCGCTTGGGCTTGAGTGGAGCAAGGCATACGACGCCTATGCCAACGGGGACACCGAGGCGCTGGACACCTTCCTCGACAAGTTCCCGGAGTACCGTGTGCGCCTGGCGTCCTTTGATGATCCGCAGGAGCGCCTCAAGTCCTACCTGGTGGACGAGGTGTGGCTGCGCTACCGGGCCCTGGATCCAACGAACAAGCAGCTCGCAACGCAGCAGCTTGGCACGACCTTCCAGCTGACGTTTCTCGACAAGGAGACGCGCAACTATGCAGACCTGGACATCCAGACTCTAGCGCTGTGGGCCAAAGCGCTCGGCGGGATCGTACCCAACACGAAGGAGACAGACTTCGATCTGCCAATGGGGATGCAACCCCCCGAGGTTCGGGTACTCCCGCCGGCGCTGGCGAAGGAGATCAACGACTACAAGGAGTGGCGGAACAAGGAGCATCCGTATTGGTTCGCTCTCCAGAGCCGGTACTACGATCTGCCGCCAGGACCACAGCGCCGCGCGTTCAAGGCGCAGTTTCCCATGCTGGAAAAGTATTGGCGTGAGAACCGTGCCTACCTTGCCAAGCATCCCAACGTGAAGGAATACCAGCAGAGCTTTGAGGTAACAGACTCCGAGGGTGAGGAGGTGGGCCGACTGTCGATGCCGGAGATCCTGGGGAACCCGATGCTGATGCGCCAGCTCTACGGAGCCACCTTCGCCGGCCAGCCGCTATCGAGTGGCGCGCTGACGGAGCTGGAGCGGATCTGGCAAACGAGCGGCCAGGAACAGCCCTTCGGATCCTGGTTGCAGAGCGTTACCACGCCCCTCGCCCAAGAGGGCCAGGGAGATTTGACACCCCCACAGATGGGGCTATACTAACTTCGGAGGTCACAGATGGGCGACGAGCTTGAGACTCAGGAAGCATCCCCCCTGGAGAACCAGCCAGGCCAGCCTTCACCGCGGCCGCGACAACCGGCGCGAGTGGACGTGGCGGATGCGGACGAGGATCGACCTGTCACGCTGAGGGAATTGCGGGCCGCGCAGAACGACCTGGATACCAGGTATCGCAGGACGCAAGGCGCGGTTGACCGCAGCGAGCAGCGGATCTTTGATCGGTTGCGGCAGGATCTTGCAGGTGTGGATGGGCTTGGTGAGGAGCTTCGTGGCATCGGCGTCGAGCTGACGCCACAGCAGCAGGAAGCTCTCCGCCAGCGCCGGCTCATGCGGACCTTTCAAGAACCTCCTGAATCGCCTCAACCGCGGGGACGTGCGCCTAACCGCGAACCGTCACCCGCTGAGGCGGAAACCGAGTTCAATCCGGTCGCTGCAACTGCGGATGCTGCCTGGGCGATCATGACGCAGGAGTATGGCGTAGTGGTGGAGGAGAAGGATCCAGAGTTCGCGATGATTGATGTCACCACCACGAAGCCATCCCGCCTCCTGGCAACTGTGCGGGAGGCCGCGGAAGCGAAAGCCCGGCGACTAGGCCGGCTCCAGGACGAGGAAGGGGAGACGGGCGGGCCACCTCCGCCAGCCCCTCAACCCAACTCAAGAGCACGCGCTGGAGCTGGTGGCCGCAGGCCGGCGGCACCTTCGTCCTTCGAGGGCAGGAAAGCTATGGACCTGTTCAAAGAAGGCTACTCCAAAACCACACCAACGTAGGAGGTAAGAAATGGGCTACACGCTTTCCGACTACGCGCGTGTGATGAAAGACCCGCTCAAGGCTGGCGTGGTGGACGTTTTCCGCCGAGAGAGCTTCATCATGGAGTATCTCGAATGGATGGGAACGGACACCATCGTAAGCCAGCAGCTTCGCACCAAGACGCTCCCGACTCCCGAGTGGCGCAAGATCAACGAATCGTGGGTTGGCAGCTCTGCCACCTTCGAGCCCGTTGAGGATCGCGTGTTCGCGCTCGGTGGCCTGGTGGACGTTGACAAGCTGCTCCTCAAGAGCAAGTCGATCATCGACCAGCGCGCAAGCCAGTCGGACGCGTATGTGACGGCGCTCTCATACGCCTTCAACGACACCTTCATCAACGGGGATACCCTGGTGGATGAGGACCAGTTCATCGGGATCTGGAGACGGCTGGCGAGCTACCTGCCATCCGGTCAGACGATCCTGGGAGGTGGGTTGGACATCTCGCCCGACAGCGGTGCGCTCTCGGCCAACGAGGACACCTACCTGGACCGGCTGCAAGAGCTGATCCATGCGGTCGAAGGGCACCAGCCAAAGGTGCTCGCCATGAACGACACGCTCTACCTGCGGACGGTTTCGGCCATCCGCAAGAAGGGCCTGTTTGCTCAGACCGAGGACAGCTATGGCCGCAAGATCACGACCTTCGGGCCCGGTGGCCCGCTGATCGTTGACCTCGGCTACAAGGCCGATCAGACCAACCGCATCATCGGCAACGTCGAGCTCGCAGACGGAACCGCCTTGACCGGCGCGACCAGCACCTCCGTCTACGCGATGCGGATGGGCGAGCAGTACCTTCACGGCCTCCAGCTCTACGATATGGACGTGAAGGACAAGGGCGAGCTCGAAGATGGCGTGACCTATCGGACGGTGATCGACTGGCCGGTGGGAATCTCCCTGGTCAACCCCCGCAGCATCGCGCGGTTGGTTGGCATCATCGCAGCCTAGCGGAGGATGCAGACATGCTTGACGTAGATCTCATGCTCCGCCCTGCAAGCGCCGGCGCTTTGTCGGCAAGCGAAACCGCGCGTGCCGCGGTGGACTTCGGTGCAGCTGATGCTCGTCCGATCACCTACATCATGAAGGTTCCATCCGTCTCGGGCACCACGCCAACGCTTGTCGCCAAGATCCAGGAGAGCGATGACGGAACCAACTGGGCTGATCTCTGCAACTTCGAGAACAATGCCTCAACGCCCTCCAACACGATCAACGCTGCCGGTGTGTTCCATGTCAGCGCCCGGTCCTCGAAGCGCTATCGGCGCGTCCACTTGACTCTCGGTGGCACCACGCCGAACTTCGGGACGACCACGGTAGGCGCGGACGTGGGCGGAGACTACAACCGCTTCTAGGAGCGGGACAACCTGAATGAGTGAGGGGCGGGGATACCCCCCGCCCCTCCAGCAACCACGGAGGGAACCGATGGCGAAGCGAGCTGCTGCACCTGTACCTGCACCTGCCCCCGAGCTGACCGCCGCGGAAGTCGCTGTTGAAATGAGCAAGCGGAAGCTGGACTCCGAGGTCGATCTGATGAATCGGCGGGCGAAGGTGGGCGGCAAAGAGCCTGCATTGAGCCAGCCGCCATTCCGATACGGCCCGACCGAGCCGCCTGGCGGAGTGGATCCCAACCAGGGGAAGGTGCCGCCGGAGATCGAGGCGGCGCTGGAGAGAGCGCTGGACCTGGGGATCCTGAACGCCCCGCTTGGCTTGGTGTTCTGCACGGCTGAAAAGAACGTGCTCTACTACCTCGACCAGGTTCATCCTGGCGAGTTTGTGTTGCGCCCCTACTGGAAGAAAGCATGACGACGCTGGCTGAGGCGATCCTGGCAGCTGCTCCGCACTTGGGATCCGTCTATCGCAGCGCAGCTCAGACTGGATCATCCGCGACGCAGATCGTGGATGCCAACCTGCTCGCTCCCGCTGGCCTTCTGACGAATGGCACGGTGTGGATCCTGTCCGGCACCTACGCCGGCAAGAGCGGGCCCGTCCTGGGGCACAGCGGCGATACGATCACCTTCCCCACTTTCGGCGGAGCAATCGTGGCTGGTGTGGCTTACGCCGTTACTCCAACCGCCAGGCGCGTGCTGGTTCAGGGGGTCAACGACGCGGCGCAGGAATTGGGCGAGCTCACATACATCGACAACACCCTAGACACCGAAGCAGGCGTGCAGGAGTATGAGCTTCCCGATGGCGTGAGGAATGTGGTGGCGGTCAAGCTCGATGACGCCCATTGGGTAACGCGCTTCGATGTCTTGCAGACCGGCTACCTGCGCTTCGATGAGACGCCGGCAGCGGCCTATTCAATCGGGATCTACTACAACAAGCTCCACCCTCAACTCGCTTTGGATGCCGACGAGCTGGTGCCTGGCGTGAACCTGGAGCGCCTGGGGTGGGAGGCTGCGGAGTGCGCCTACCGAGTGTGGCTGCGCGAGAAGGGGATGCCCGCGGACGACGATCCTGGCGTGACCCTCATGAACGAGGCGAAGGACAAAGCGGCGAAGGCGGGACGGCACTACACCTTCCGATTGCCGGCACCGCTGGCGCTGCGGGGATGGTAGGATGCCCGTCCATGTCGCTCCGAAGTTCCCCAAGAGCAGCCACCACCTTGCCCTGATCGACTCGCAGGGGCGCAAGCTCGGGCTCATCACCTGCAACGCGCGTGGGAAGCCCTCCAAGTTTGGCTTGAACAGATCTCGCCTCCAATCCACCTCGCTCAAGATCTCCGAGGGCAACCCGAAATACTCTGACTTCGAGCTCCCGTTCACGCCGATTGTGCAGGAGACGTGGGAGGGAGGGCGCGGCCAGGAGCAGTTTGAGCGCGATGTCAGCAAGTTCCTCGACAGCTACCGAGCCAACACGGTATTCCCCACCAAGATCACCGCCGGCCCGCTTGAGACGATCTGCACCGGCTACCGCAAACAAGACTTCATGCTGCCGGGATCCGTGCGATGGTTGAAGCTGGTGCCTGGTGCCAGGGCCTACATCGCCAAGCAGTTCATCGCCTCGGCCGCGTACACCGCGGCCTACGTCGAGGTGATCTTGAAGCGACGCGGTTCTCCAGGAACGTTCACGGTCACGGTTTGCCAGGACAGCTCGGACAATCCGGGCACCGCCATTGAAGCGGAGACGCTGATCGCCACGGCTCGGCCTGACATCATCGGCCAGGTCGAGCGCTGGTCGCTGGCATCGACAACCTACACCCTCGGGACGAAGTATTGGATCAAGGTGACGGCTGCGGCCACCGACACCGAGGACAACTGCTGGCTGGTGGCTGTCAAGGACGCCTCGGGCTCCTCGAAGGAGAGCGCCAACGGGAGCAGCTGGAGCTCATCGGGCGTGGATCTCTACTACCGCACCTATGAGGGCTCCGCGAACACCTGGCGTCCGCTATTCTACGAATACAAAGGCGCGGAGTATTACATCACCAAGCGAGACGATCTCGGCACTCCGCAGATCTTCATGAATGGAGATCGTGGCGCTGCCGATAGCAACTCTGCCGACAAGACCAAGCTCAACGATGCAACGAAGTCCTGGGCGACCGACCAATTCAAGGGGTGCATCGCGTGGATCACCGAGGGCCCGGGCGCGCTGGAGGATCCTCCGTTCCGTGAGATCACCGGCAACAGCGGGACCGCCCTGACTTGCTCTCCCGCCTGGGTTGTGACTCACACCACCTCGACCGAGTATGTGATCCTGGGAGCCGACAGCTTCACCGAGCTCACCGGCCACGGCATGACGGTTGCTCCGACTGACGTGCTGGTAATCAACAACATCGTCTACTTCGCCCTCGGCAACGCCACCAATATCAGGCGGCACCGGGAATACAACAACGCCGGCACCTGGACGGCGACCGATTGGGCCGACGAAGGAACCAGCAAGGCGGACCTGCTGGCGAAGGTGCAGGATAAGACAACCGGGCTGATCGTGTGGCGCGCCCTCAATGACACCGTGCAGATCTCGAAGGCAACGGCGACGAGCACTTGGGGCACCGCCCTGACCTTTGGAACGGCGATCCAGGTCGGGGACACCGAGGAGAAGATCGCTGACATCCGTGAGTATATTGACCCGGACAGCGGCGAGAAGATCCTTTGGGCCTTCAAGACTGGATCCGTGTACGCGATCAAGAGCGACAAGCCCGACAAGATCCCGCTGGATGAAATGCGCGCGGTGATGAGCTTCAACAACAGCCGCGCTACCCTGACGCACAATGTCTACGTCTACTTCACGCTGCTCCAGTCGCTTGAGCGCTACTTCAATGGCGTCTTGGATGATGTCGGGCCAACCTCCGGGCGGGGCCTGCCGGCCAATCGACGGGGACCGATCGTGGATCTGGCTGGCTACCCTGGCCGCTACTACGCCGCGGTCGACGCGGGGCTGACCGGGTACTCCTCGATCCTGTGCAACAACGGAACGGGCTGGCATGAGATCTATAGGTCGGTGACTCTCGGGGCCAGGATCCGCTCGATCAAGTTCCAGGTCGTGCACGGCACGCTGCCGGATCGCCTCTACTTCAACGAGGCGCAGCAGATCAAGTACCTGCCCTTCCCTTCGGAAACAACGGATCCAACTCAGGATAGCGCCTACCCGTTCACCTGGGAGTCGACCGTCGAGAGCTCGCGTCTGTATGCCGGGATGCAGGATGTCAACAAGCTATTCGACTCGATCAAGGTATCCGCCGACAACCTGGTGGAGGATGTGACTTGGATCGAGCTCGACTACAAGGTGGACGACGAAAACAACGACTGGACGACGCTGGCATATCCCTTCATTCAGAGCCCGAGCCAAGAGGAGCCGCTGAGTGAGGCGGTGTCGCTGACCGGTCGATGGCTGATGTATCGGGTGCGCCTGCTCACCAGCAACGCCTACAAGACGCCGCAGATCCGGGCGATGATGGTCAACTGCCTGTCGCGCGTGGCGATCCGTTATGGATGGGCTCCGGCGGTCAGACTCAAGGACAACGATGTGGACCTGAACGGGGTGCCCGACGACCTAGTGACCGCCGAGGAGAAGATCGCCCTGCTTGACGAGTGGAGCGAGAGCCTGGAAGCTCTCACGCTGGAGTCTGTGTTCGGGCCCTTCCACAACCAGCGCGTGTTTCTGGAGGGGCCGAACCTGGGGCCCTACGTTGACACCGACGAGGGCGAGAACCCGACCGAGGGTTTCATCGCCACGATCCCCATGACTCAGGTGCTCACCGCGGCCATGAAGAAAAATGTCACATGAGACAGGCGACTATCGGCTACCCGTTCGCCGGCGCAGGGCCAAGCTCGCGGAGCGTGGCCTGGTCAAGATCTTCAAGGCCGAGGAGAACCTGCCGACATCGTTCGACGGCGAGGATGTGGACAGCAAGGAAGAAGCGAGGGTGGGTGTTGGCCTCTATCAGATCGGCTACTCCTTCGACTTCCATGTGCCGGTGTTCGGCGGGCGAAGCGTGCGCGGCGGCCAGGTGCTCGATTTCCTGGTGCACACAACCCCGCTCTGGCGACCGCTCTACGTTCAAAGCGCCTACTGGCATCATCCAACCAAGTCGCCGGACGACAGCCTGGGGATCAGCCTGGTCAGGACGCGGATGGCGCACTATTGGGGTCCGCCGGCGGAGATTTGGGATTACCAGGCCACATCCATCGAGGCCGCGATCATGAAGCTGTTGGAGCTATTCGGGAGGCCGGGATGATTCCAGGGCACTACGACATACCGATCAAGCAGGGCGATGATTGGGAAATGAATATCTACGTCGAGGAGGACGATGGCTCTCCTCGCAATCTAACCGGGTACGTCGCCTACATGCACATCCGGGCGCGCTTGGAGGGCGGGATCGAGAAGGAGCTGAGCACCAGCAGCGGCATCACGATCACCGGGGCGAGCGGGTTGGTGACGATCAAGATGGCCTACAGCGAAACCGTGCTCTTGACCTTCCGACGCGGGATGTACGACCTGCATCTGCACAAGTCGGGATCGCCCGATGTCCATGCCTGCATCCTGGAGGGCGACGTGGTGATGAGCCCGCTTGTCACCCGAGGAGTGACCTGGCCGTGAGACTCCGTATCGAGGAAGTAATCACCAACGTCACGCCGCAGGAGATCAAGAGCACCATCCTGACGATTGCTCCATTCGACCAGGCATCGACCGCGATCCCGAAGGCGATTGGCACGGCGAAGGGCGATCTAGTTGGCTTCTCGGCTTCGGCCACGCCGGTTCGCGTGCCAGCGCCGACCGCTGACGGACAGGTGTTGACGGCAGACTCCGCTGAAACGCCGGGAGTGAAATGGTCGGGCGGGATCGGCGGGAGCAAGCTGCTAACCTTCGAGTTTGGAGACGGGAACGGCGCAATTCCGCCGGACACCTACGCTTCTCTGACCTGGCTGCTCTCGGCCCTGGCGCTGGAGGAGTGGGAGGTTATCGAGGTCAAGGGCAACGCCGGCTATATCGAGTTCCTGATCTGCGTGGACACCTACGCCAATGCGCCGGCCACCTTCGCGGACGACATTGTGGGGATCCACCTCGGAAAGGTCAGGCCGAATCTCAACAACGCGATGAAGGGCCAGTCCACCTCGATTGATTGGTCGGACGAAAGCATAGCGCACGCGGAGCACATAGTCGTTATCGCCTCTGGCTACCTGGGGGCAATAACATTTAGCGGTGCCGGCCTGGACGACATGGAGCATGGGCTTCGCTCGCGCTTCACGCTCGCCTCGGACATCAACTACAAGGTCGAGATCGACGGGACTGGCTCGCCTAATACCTTCAAGTGGTCGGACGATGGCGGTAGCACCTGGGATGCTACCCTGGTGTCAATCACCGGAGCCGACCAAGCGCTCAACAACGGGGTCTACATCCGCTTCGGCGCGACGACCGGGCATACCAGCACTAACAGCTGGAGCTGGACGGCACGGACGATCACGGCCAAGCAAGTGCATCTGACGATCATGGGGTCAACGTAGTCCGTGGCCCACAACATCACGCACCTAACCGGCTTCGAGATGAAGGAGAACCACTACGGCGGTTCTCTCACCGTTGAGGAGACGCGCGTCTCCTATGGCCGGGTGTCTTGCAAGGTGGCTGTTAGCGGCTCCACCTACACGGTCATGAGCCTGGGGGCGGGTCAGTATTGGGCTTCCTTCCACCTTTACATCGAGACGCTGCCGGGGTCCGGCCAAGACTACTACCTGCAACGCCAGTTCTCCGGGATCTGGCGTGGCTCTTGCTGGATCAATGATGACGGCAAGTTGTCGGTCTACCGCGAGTCGGGCGGCACCACGACATCGACCGGCGCGCTCCAGACCGGCAAATGGTATGTCATAACGATCCGTCGCGGCTCAAGCGCTAATCCGAAGATCATCGCGAGGGAGCGGGACAGCGGGCTAATCGTCGCTGAGGCGGAAGTGGCCGCGCTCGACGATGGTTGCGACAACCTCTATCTCGGGCCGGTAATCACTTCCTATGGCACCTGCTATTGGGACAACATCGTGATCGAGAGTGGCGGTTGGGCCAGCACCGACGACCCTGTGACGTTGCTTGGCACGAAGTACGCCATTGGTCTGCTGGTGCCGACAGAAAACGCCACCTACACCGGCTACAGCGGCGGCTATGCGGACGTGGATGAAGTTCCCAGGGACAACGACACCACGAAGATTGAAATGTCGGGGGCCACAGGCCGCGAGACTTTCCGTTTGCAGCCTTGCTCGTCGTTGGCGACTCCGGTTGAGTCGATTGCGGCGGTCAGGTCGTTCACGTTTTGGGAGGGGCTGTGGGGCAACAACGCCTGGGGCCAGACGATGCGAATCGGCGGAGCAGACTACGACTACAATGCCGCGAACCGAGGAACCACGGGGGGCAGCTATGTTCTGGAGCACACCGTCCACAGGAACAGCCCGGCCACCAGCAATCCCTTCCTCAAGAGCGAGATCGACGCGCTAGAGCTGGGCGTGTATAAGTACGTTGGATCCAACACCGAGAAGCACACGACGCTCCAGCTGGAGCTCTTGTATAAGGTGTCCGCCGGCAGAGCGCGTGCAGCTCAGGTGATCTAGGAGGACATGATGGCGTCGATTCAACCTGTCTGGAAACCGAACCCGAAGGATCCTCGGCCTTTGTTCGTGGACATCAGCCGGCACCAGGGGCGGATCGACTTCGCCAAGCTGCGGAGCTATCTCGACCCGGCGGTGCAAGCCATCGCGATCCGGGCCGGGATCGGGATGGACTACATCGACTCGAACCTGCTCTACAACTACGAAAGCGCGGCGCGCCTGGAGTGGCCGGTGCAGATCTACCATGTGTGGCATCCGGCCTACGGGGTGAGTGACCACCTGTTTCACCTGGCGCGCCTCTACAAGCTCATCCGTCCGATCAAGGAGCCGGAGGGCCCGCCTATCGCGGATGTCGAGCTCAAGGGCAACGTGACGAAACAGAAGTATTCCAGCCGGATCGACAGCTACCGCAAGGGCGCGGTCGATGTGTGTGGTCGCCAGGCGACGATCTACTCTCGCGTGAAGTGGCTGCTCGACAATCTCCAGACGCAGCCCTGGATGGCAACAGCTCAATGGATCCTGGCGCAATACACCTGGACTGGACGAGAGCACCCTGGGCCCTACCTCATGCACCCAATGATCCCGCGATTTCAGATCGTCGCCATGCAAACATCGCAGCGCGGGGATGGCCGGCTGATGGGAACCGAGAGCCGAGCTATCGACTTCGACCGCTGGATGCAGGGCGGCACAGCCTGGGGGACTTACTGGCATGGGAGTTGAGCAGGATGTGGAGAGGCACGAAAGGGTAATCTACGGGGGCAACGGCCAGGGCATCGGCGTCCTGGGGAGGTTGGACAAAGTGGAGACGTTCATCGTGGATCTCAAAGAGGAGCGAAAGGAGGCGCGGGACGACAGACGCAAGATTATGACCGCGATTATCTCCGGCATCGTGATCCAGCTCGTCGTCTTGCTCGGCGTGTTGGCGGCGAGCGGCTTCGAGCATCGGGTCATTGAGCAGGCGGTAATCGCAATCGTCACGGCCACCCCTAGTCCGTAGGCGTGGTATCCTGAGGTCGGAGGAATCTGATGGAGTTCACAGCTGAACAGCTCATCTTGATTGGAATCGTGGCGGTGATCGTTGGTTTCATCGTGTCGGCGGTCGTGCAGGTGATCCTGTGGATCGCGATGAAGGCGGGGAAGCCCATCGACGCAGACAAGGCCAAGCAGACCGTTCTGTTTTGGGTGGCCTTCGTCGCGTCGCTGGTCCTGGCTTTCACCTGGGCCAAGCCGGTATTCCCACCGATCCCACCCTTCGGCGGCGACGCGTTTGGGTTCATCACGGCGCTCCTACAATGGGCGGTCACTTTCCTGGCCGTGGTTGGAGGCCTGATGTCCCAGGCTCACTTGATCTACAAGGCCGTCCTCAAGGAAATCGTCTACCCGAAGTTGCCAATCCTCCGCCTGTAGCCCCGCCAGCCTACAGGTGCTCTCTCCTCTTTCTCGACGCCTCCCGCCGCCTCCCTCCGGCGGGAGGCTCGATTCTGTCAGACACCCGGGATCCAGCTGACTAGGCCCGGCGAAATCCTAGAGCAAACAGCCCCCTTCCGGGGGCCGTTGGTGTCATGGGGCCAGTCCTGCGTTTCAGCGCTTCCTGGGGCTTCCTAGCGGTTTGGGGACTTTCAGGTGATAGACGTGCTTGAGGTCGGTGTGCGCCTGGCGGATCAGGGCCCGCAGCATGTCGCTGGTCCGCAGGGTGTAGGCTCGGGAGAGCTCCTCCAGCATGTCCCTCTCTGCCTCGGAACAACGAAAGCCAACCTGCACGGTACGGTCGTAGACGATCTCGGGCTCGGTCATGGTAGCCTCCACCCAGGATCCTACTCCCGTGGATCCAGAATGTCAAACACAGGCTTGACAACCTGTGGTAAGATCTAGTTGTCCGCACATGGCAGGGAAGCCAATGCGATCAGCACAGACAGGTTTCGAGCGTAAGGGCACGATGCGCTACAGGATGGAGCCTCAGGAGCTAGCCCCCTGGCCTCCGCCAGCTCGATCTATCGAGGGTTACTGCAACGTCACCCCGCATATTGCCGACGAAGAGTCGTGCCGGGCGAGCGAGTGCGTGTGCGGTGAGCCCTTGATGGCGGTCGCGCTGAGGCGGAATGGATCCTATCGCGTGTGGGCGGTGTGTCTCAACTGCTGCCTGGCGGTGGAGCTCTGAGCTCATTCCCGCTGAGCGGGAACGACGATCCCGCCGGCGGGAACAACGGTCACGGATACACCTAGTCTTATTCCCGCTGGCGGGAAAGAGAGGGAGACATGGAAGCAAACGAGAAGGCGCTGGCGCTCTTTCATGGTGACGCTGGTGATGCTCACCCCCTGGCGCGATGGGGTGAGGCGCGTGTGGTGCGAGCTTTGGCGACGCGAGTGATGCTGACGGACGGGCGTAAGGTGCCGTTGAACGAGGGCGAGGCGATCTTGGTGGCGCAGGCGGCGCTGGCTTATCGGTTGGATCCCTTCATGGGTGAGATCGTGGCCTGGGTGAAGGAGCAACAGAGCGGTCGGCGGATCCTGACGGTGATGAAGGGGCGCGATGGAGTGCTCAAGATCGCGAAGGCCAACGCCGCGGCTGAGGGAACCTACCTGGAAAACCCGCGCTTCTACCGGGTGATCGAGGAGGCGCGCAAGATCGCCCTCGGCGCGGGCAAGGACGACATGGTGATTGAGGCCTGGGTGCCCGACAAGAAATCGACCGACAGCTACTATGAGCGCATCGCCATTCTCAAAGAGGCTGGCTACTCGGCGGCGGCGATTGACGAGAAGGTGGGCGCTACTCCGCCGGCGGACTATGGCCTGGGGATCGTGACCGCGGAGGAGATCGAGAACCGGCACTACTACCACAACAACAAGGGCGAGCGAACCGGGACTATCGACGTGAAGTTCACGGATGTCGAGCTCTGTCAGAAGCGGGCGATGATGGCCGCGCTTCGCAAGCGTTGGGCGGCGCAGGAGTTCCTGGAGCCGGTCGGCGGATCCACCGACACCGACGACTACATTGTGGATGCCGAGTGGATGGTGATTGAGCCCGAGAAGGCGACGGATCCCGTCGAGCGAGCGGAGCGGGCGCAGACCGGGCGAGAGGCGCTGTTCGGCGGCGGTCCCGTGGAGCAAGTGTCGCGGCCCTACCCTCCAGTCGTGGTGAAGAACAAGGTAGGGCGCAAGGTCGAGGAGGGCGCGAAGAAGAAGATCCAGCTGACGCAGGGGCAGCGAGGCATGGTGATCGGCGCGATGAACGAGGCGCTTGGCGACGACAAGAAGCGGCACACCGTCCTCAAGTTCCTATTCAATACCGACAGCGCGAAGAACCTGGCGGATGCTGAGTTCTATGGCCTGATGGAGTGGCTGACGATCTCGAAGGACAGCGGCGGAACCTATCGCCCGAGCCCGGTAGCTTGCCAGGAGCTTGAGCGCATCGTAACCGAGGCCCTGACTGAGGCCCACGAAGGGACATTGTTCGATGGAACAGCTGCACTTTGAGCTCGTCCAGAAGAAGCGCGTGCTGGTCGGCTATCAATGGACCTTTGCCGGATCTGTGCGCGAGGCGATTGCCAGGGCCACGAAGCACTACCTGGAGCGAGACAACACGCGCTTCATCGAGGTCCGCATGAATCCAGGAGACTTCGAGAAGGCCCAGGTGCAGGACGACGAGCGCTTGTGGCTGATCCCTGATCGGACGGTGCTGCCGCAGCACATCTATCTCATCATGGCGGATCGGAAAGACTTACACGAAAGCTAGGAGGGAAACGTGAGCAAGGTAACGCAGGTGTTGACTGAGCTGGCGACAAACCGAAGGGACGTGGTGGATCTCAAGGCGGAGGAGGCGCGATTGTGGAGCAGGCTTGAGGAGCTCCCGGACTACATCCTCTGGAAAGATGCCAACGACCGCAGGCTACAGCTGGAGAAGGACGGCACCGCGATCCGCTTGGAGCTCTCGAAGGTGGCGGTTGCCGCCTTCCGTGAGGGCGAGCATCTGCCGGGCGAGATCACGATTGTCATGCAGCGCAAGGTGGAGTTTTCAAACGGGATCCTGGAGTGGGCGAAGAAGAACGTGCCGGCGATGCTGGTGCTGGATCAGAAGGCGCTGACGACGATGGTGCTCAGCCTCAAGCCGGACGTGGTGGAGGGTATGGGCGTTCCGGCGCTGGTGATCGAGACGCCTGACATCCGGGTTGCGTCGGATCTCAGCGCGGTCCTGGCGAGTTGATCTTCCGAGGTCGGGCCACCAGGTAAGACGGCGGACTCTGAGCGAACAGGTGGCAAGCCGCCGCACCTCGGTTGCGAAACAGATCGAGAGGGTGTAGGATGTCTGTGTGGCAGGGAACCACTAAATCGCTCTTGCTGGCCTGGCGGTCAGTCCTCGGTAACGAGGGCTTCCCTGCCACAGCTGATCGCCAGGCCAATGAGAGCGATTGCTTTTCTCTCCTCCCAGGTGGGAGGGGGGG